GGCAAAGTTGTTTGGTTAAGTGCTACACGCTTAGGTGCACGGTGATGACCTCTCGCACGGCGGCGGGGTCTGCCTTGGTGATGGCAATGACTTTGCCAATGATGGCGTTTAAAGCCTTGAGTTTGCCGCTTCGGTATTGCTCAATCAGCGGCTGGTCTACGTCCAGTAATGCGTAAAGGATGCGTGGTGTGTCAAGACGTATTGATTTGCGTTTGGCTTGTCCGGCGCGTTTGGCTCTTTTGTGGCCTGGCAGCGTGATAGCGCGTTTGCCTGCTATCCAGCGACTAGCGCAGGCTTTCAGGTCGGCATCGGGGAAGCGCATAAGGATGCGGCTTAGATACCAGCCTACGGCGTGCATTTGCTCAACGCTTAGCTGATGCTTGATGCGGCATTCGACGGCTGCGGTTATTTCCGGCTGTTCATGGATCTGCATTGACAGCCCTTTCAATCAAAACCCATCGGGTTTACGCCGGAGCGCTGGGTTGACCGTTTTCACCTTGGGTTGATAACGTCTGGTGCAGACGCGGATATAACCCCATCGTTTAGCCGCGATGGGAGCGCCTCAACTTTGCGCATGACTCGGCGGTTAGGTGCGGGACGCGAATCTAAGCATGTAGCTGTTGATTGTTGATTCGGCCCGCTAAAAGTTGCCGGTTACGCGATCCGGCGGTATTACACCCGCTGCGGAATGGTTACCGCCAAGATAGTCATTAAATCGGGCGCGGTTGTCGAAGCATCCGGCAGGCTTCCCGCTTATCCCTATTTGGCCGGTGTTCACTTAAGTTCTAGCCAGCCCCGTGAACTAATGGCACGGCCAGAATGCAAAAAGCCCGCTAAGGCGTTAACCTTGCGGACTTAAATTGATTGTGGTTCTGCAATTGCTTACGCCCCACACGCGCATATTACGCCTATTTGCTGGCCTTGTGCAACTTATTTGCAACTTATTTCACGTTAACCAGCCCTAAACGATCCCAGCACAACGCCACGTTTTACGCCATCCAGTGCTGTACCCAATAGCTCCACGGTTACATCGTCAGGTGACTTGCACCAAGCAGACCATCTATAACCCCATTCTCGCCCGTCTGGGTTAATGGTTTTGGCGTCATACTCTGACACTGCGCAAACAATTGCAGAGTCGAAGGTGTTGTAATCATCGTTATCGGTCTGACTGATTTTGTATAAATTCACATCACCCCCGCCGCGCTTAGTCTTGCCATCAATGCGCTTTTGGCTTGCATCAGTATTGCTGTACGTCTTTCGGGGTCAGCCGGTAGCCTGGCGCTTGTCCAAACGTTTACGCCTGTGTAAAGGTTGCGCGCTTTAAAACATAGCGCTGTTTTGTAAGGCTCAGGCATCGCCCCTTCGCCGCGTTTGTCGCCATTGATTGCAAATTCGACATCCTTCATTGTTGAATTGTGCTTTGCGTTGTCCATCACCTCGTCGGCGTCTTGCCATTGCCTGCTGCTTTTCACGTCTGTAAACATTGCGCAACTTCCGCTTTGGGAGACATGCTTGAAGTTGCTTGCCCAGCAATGCCAATCGGTCAGGAGTGAATCTAGGATGTTGTCAATGTCATTGCGCATCATGTCTGACCTTTTTGGTGATTTAAGCGATTACCCGACGCGGCTCAAGCGGCGATGCTGTAAAGGTATGGCCTGCTCTCAGATCGGCACAAAAGCCCGTTGGCGATGGCAACCAACAGCTTGACCCGCAGCCTTTTGACCGTGATATGCGGCACAAAGCAGGCCAGATCACTGGCAAGCACCGGCTGCGTCATCATTACGGCCTCGACAATCGACACGAATGAATCGCTGACCTTTTCGCCGCCGATGCCTGATTCGGCTACCGCGCAGATAGGAACTGCGTATTGCGCCAAGGTTTGCGGCGTTTCGTTTACCCAAGTTGTTTTGCAAGTAGTCATGTCATCCCCTTTGTTGTTTATCGTGTGGCCCGGTCCTGGCCTCGGTTGCTTGCTTCTTTTGACCGCCAGATTTCCACCCTGAGCTGCGCGGCGATCAGCTTCCATTTCAATTCCTCCTCAATCTCAACGGCTGCTTTAATGCCGCCTAGCAGCCCTAAATAGTCCTCATGGGCATAGGCGTACTGCTCACGCTCCACGGCGCTCTTGGCGGGCGATTGGCCCATCAGGATTGCCTTCTTACTCTTGCGGAACTCCTCCAAATAAACGCGCTGGGCTTTTGCGCCTGCGAATTTGCCGGACGCGGAAATAATGAAGTCAACGGCGGCATCGGGGTTGCGTAGGTCTTCGCTCATCGTTTTCTCATCCTTGCAAAATATTCCCTACCTGCTGCAACAGACTTGTCATCCCACAAGTAAGGGAAGATCAAAACTAGCCAATTAAGGAAAGAAGCAAATAAGGCCAACCGAATACGCTTACTCACGCGCCACCCTTCCACTGACGCCAGTCCCGATAAGCCAATGCAGGCGTGTAGCCGATGCCGCAATATCTGGAGCGGCTGTTAAGCATGGCGCAGTGCCATAGACCGCCGATTAGCTTGATGCGTGGTCGATTCATGCCGGCACTCCCTGCTTGGTTGGCACAGGCAACCATTCAAGCGTTTCATCGGTGGCGTCATCGCCTGGGTCGCGGATAGGGCGCAGATATTCGTCAGGTACTAACGACACTTTGCAGCCCTTCCATCCTTTCAGCAAAACATCTACTTCCCAGGCTGGGCCTTCGTATTCAATGTCCCCTGGGAATAGGAACTTTTGTTTTGGCAGGAAGTTGACGCAGCGCATGATTTTTCCCTCGTTGCCCGCCACGCTTTTCACCATGATCGCCAAGTCACCCGCTTTGCAATTGAGTTTCATGTCTGTGCTGCTTTCAGTTCTTTGGCTTTTGCCGTGTAAGTCGCTTTAACGGCCTTCAAGTCGTCAATCGACAGCTTGCGCGGCGCTTGGTCGGCCTCTAGTGCTTCGACGGTTTCCAGCCCGATACGCTGGATAAGGCCCGCCCGGTAGCCGACGACATTGCCGGATAAATAGCGGTTGCAGTGCTTTAGTTGCGCGTGGCAGTTACGCTCATCAAAACGCAGGTGTGGCGAGCTTCCACGGCTCCTGTAGTGGCCTGCGTCCCATGTACCGCCGATTGAATCGCCGTGGCTTGTCCTGCCGCAGCAAATGCACGGCTGACCAACGTCGCGCGCGCGGACATAGGCGTTAAACGCTGTCTGCGCTTCGGCTATCCACAGCGACCGGCTTTTTTGTGATTCGCGTTTGACGGCATCAGCCTTGCGCTCTGCTGCATCGGCCTTGCGCTTCGACCTGATCGCCTCTTTCTTGATGGCCTCAGTCTTTGCGCGGCCTGCAATCCCTCCACACTGCGGCGAGCAGACGCGGGCTGCTTGTAAATAACTGGCAGGCGTAAAACTTGTCCCGCAGATTTCGCAGGTTTTGGCCTTGGGTGCTTTGCGTGTGAGGGTCATGCTACTGGCCCTCAGGCATTCGCGCTTGTTTAAATTTAGTGGGCGGTAGCTGACCGTTAACAACAGCGCAAAGGCCACATCGCATTAACACAGCCATCATTGGCGCAGTAGGCGCGGTGCATCGGGCGCAGTATGCTTTTACTTTTGATAACTCGGTTTTTGTTTCACTCATATCGTTTCGATCCTGCTCATTCGATCCACTCCCCATGTTTTCCTGAATTTCCTGCGCGCCACTGCGCCCAGAAATCCCGTTGCAGCTCTGAATCGGGCCAGCGCTTCCAATCGGTAACGAAGCCTTTGAACCACTGGATGCCTTGCCTGCGTGCGGCTGCGAGGTAGTGCCTGCACTCACATTGGTGACGGTGTTCGGCTTCATTCAAAACGACTCGCTCTGGCGTTTACGCCTTTTTGCGGCGCTTGGCCTGACCATTGACCGAAGCGTGTTTGTTCGCCCACGTAACTCAAATCAAGGTAGCCGCAACGCCCTTGCCGGTTTTTGGCAACGGACAGCTTGGCGTAGTTCTGCCATTCCGGGCCTAATTCGGGGTTCGCCATGACAGGACGTTTGATAAACACGATCACATCAGCGTCCTGCTCGATAGCGCCTGAATCCCGTAGGTCGCTCATCATGGGCATCTGGTCAGGCCGTTCCTCGCTTTTGCGGTTCAATTGCGCCAGGCACAGCACGCAAATACCCAACTCTTTTGCCAGACCCTTTAAACCCCGGCTGATCTCCTCAAGCTGCGTGTTGCGGTTGGCTTTTTGGTCAAGGCCAGACATCAAGCCGATGTAATCGACAACCAGAACATTCAGGCCGTGCAGGCGTTTCAGGTTTCTGGCTTTGCTGCGGACCTGGTTGATGTTTAGACCGCCTTGGTCGCTGGTGTGCAGGTTCAGCGTTTTTGCGGCCTCTACGCCCTCAATGACCCGATCCCATGCCAACCCCTTGCCAAACGCCGGGCGCTTGACTGCGCTGAGACTGACGCTTCCTAGCATGGCTGTCAGGCGGTCATTGACCTCGCTGTGTGACATTTCCATCGACAACAGGCCGATGGTGTAGTTTTGGGCCATCTGAATGCCGATGGTCAGACCCAGCGCAGTTTTGCCCATCGAAGGTCGAGCGCCAACAATGACCAGCTCGCCGGGACGCAAGCCGCCTTCGAGGTATTCATCAAGGTCGGCCAGGCCGGTTGGCATTGCGGAGTTTTTACCCTCGGCGCGGTCCTCAAGGATTTGCGTGTGCAGCGTCATGCCTTCGTAGGCGCTAACCCAATCGTCACGCGGCGCGTCATCAATCAGTTTGGCAAGCTGGCTTTGAGCCTTGTCAACGCGGTCCCCAATGGGTGTGCTGTGGTCCTGCGCCAGTTCCATCAATTCGCCGCTGACCGACAGCAACTGGCGGCTCTTGTAGCGCTCAATCACCACTTCGGCGTAACGCTTGAGGTTCGCGGCGCTTGGCACGTATTGCGCCAACCCATGCACCTCGGCAACGCTTGAGCGATCACCCAGCGCCATTGCGACGGTTATCACATCGGCCTGTTGCCCGCTGTTTAGCTGTCTGGCAATCTCGGTAAAAACCATCCGGTTGGTTTCGTGGCTGAAATGCTCGGGCTTGAGCTTGTCGCCGATGCGGTCCCATGATCCGTTGTCCAGCAGCAGGCAACCGATGACGCTGTTTTCAGCCTCAAGCGATGCGGCGGCGGCGTTGGCGTGGTGTTCGTTTTTCATAGCGTTTCTAGTCCGAGTTGTTCTGGCTTGCGGGCTGGTTCAGCCGCAAACAATGGGCGCTGGGCGTAGGCTTGCTCAATGCGGCGGCAGGCAATGTCGAAATATTTGGGTTCGCGCTCGATGCCGATGAATTTGCGGCCTAGCTGAATTGCTGCTACGCCTGTCGTTCCGCTGCCCATAAAAGGGTCGCAGACAATTTCCGCTTTAAGGCTGAACCTTGATACAGCCCAAGACATGATGTTCAAAGGTTTGGGGCATGGGTGGTCAATAGACTCCTTCCTAGCAAACCCCACCCCACCGCCACCCGACACGCGGAAAACATCAGACTTCGTTACCGCACCCTCTACATTCCCAAAACCTGCAACATCAACCCCATAAAACAAGACAGGCATCCATTGCGTGTATCCACACTTTCCGAAACTTCCGGTCGTGTCCCATGTAACGCAAGCCGTCCAGTCCGGCTCTGGATACAGGTGAGTTTGCGTAATGCCGCACATTACAGCGGTTCGCTTTGAGTAAGCCGTCGCCCAGGGAACAAAAAACCTGATCAACTCCTTAAGGTTTTCTCTGCTGTCTTCATAGCCTTGATACTGAAAATTGATGCCATAAGGAGGGTCTGTGATTACTGAATCTACGCGCCCGATCTTAAAATTGCATACCTGTAAAGCAGCTTCACGCACATCACCCAGGTACAGCGTTGCATCGCCTATCGTTTCAATCCTGCTCATGCAATTTCCTTGGTTTTTTCAATCACGAAAATTCGGCCTTTTTCTGTCATAAGAAAATCAAGGTCGCACCGCCAGGTGGCGTGGTCGTCGCTGCGTTTGCGTCGGCCCATGAGAAAGTCGTTGTCCCGCGCTCTTTCAAAAAACTGTTTTGCCCAATCGATGGCTTCGTCTGCATTGGTTGCGCGTGGTGTGCCGTCCGAGCGTTTGGCTGTCAATGCAAATTTCCAGAAAGCGGAAATAGCTTTTTTTCTTTTGTCTGGCATCAGCTTGACGGCTGGAAGTTCTGGCAAGGCTTCGTGATACAGGTCAACGATGGCTTGAGTCGGGCAGGTCGGCAGCTTGTCTGGCGACCTATTTGCTGTATCTCTCTTCTCTTCTCTTCTCTTATCTTCTCTAGCTAACGCAGGCGTAACGCAAACCTCTTCATTCGGTAACGTAGGTTGCGTTACATCAGCGTTACCGTTACGGCACAAGGACACACGTTTAGCCGTAGAGCAGCGTTTCTTTGCACTGAACCCGTTGTGCTCTTCAAATTTGACAATCCGTATTCCTTCGGGGTGATCAGCTACCCAACCAATAGCAACAAGCGCAGCGCCTAAACCTGCAACGCCTGTCTTGCGGTCAATAGATCGAAGCGTCAGACCGGGCAAAACGCCGTTCTCGGTGTGTTCGTCAGCCATTGCCCAAAGCCAGTAA